AGAGAAGAAAATAAAAAAGCTCTCTCTAAAAAAAGTATTAACCCTAAAGACTCAAAAGAGAAAAAGCCAAAAGAAAAAAGTTCCGTTAAAAAAGAAAAGGTAGTCGTATACCCTAAGACATTTAGCAAGTCTATGATAGTAGCTTGTAAGGCATGGTTTGAATATCGTAAACAGATAGGCTTTCCTTTTAGTAATGTCTTTAGTAAGCAGACTAGAGTAATGGCATGGCAGGCAGAGGTAGCAGAGTACAAGGAAAATATAGTCATTGCATCTATCTACGAGGCTATTAGTCAGAATTGGCGTAAGACGTACCCTAAGCCTAACACAGATAAGAAGTATTTTAAAGGATCTAAACAACCTAAGCAGGTTAAAAAAAGAGAGGTAGACGGGGTGTTAATGTCTAAGCTAGACGGGCTAAAAAGTAGAGGCATCATAACCTACGACAGGATGAACGATATACTATCATGGGATAGTGACGAAGAAATAAGTATAGAAGTTGACAAACTAATGCAAAAACCATAATTATGAACGAAAAGGAAAAACAAGAGGCTTACGAGCGTTTTAAAAAGAAGATGAATAGTAACGGCACTCCTCTACTCACAGATAAGCAGTTTGCCGAACAGTTTATGAAGCAAGCAGCAACTAAACTAAACCCTAACCTTAAGCAACCACCTAAAGAGATTATACCTAAGCGCACATGGAATCCTACGCCAGAACAAGAGGCAAAGTTAGCAGCTTACTATAAGCAGGTGTGTTCTGCTGAAAAACAGAAGGCACTAAAGACTAAGTATAGTTTTGATACTGAGTTGATGGACTTACAAGATGCTAAAAAGAAGCTTTGGGGAATTATGAAGGAGGAAGCTAACGAGCGTAAATTTAAGCTAACCTTCGATGATGGTAATAAGTACGCCTTAGATCAACTCATTAAGTATTTTATTCGAGATAAAAGCTTTAACGGATCATTAGCTAAGGGGTTAGCTTTAGTAGGTGACACAGGAAGAGGTAAGACGTTTTTAATGGAGTGCCTACAGATTTTTACTGTTGCTTATGATCTACCTACAGCTTTCTCTATCGTAGATATGAAGCATATAGCCAGAGAGGCTAATACTAACGGGGTTGAAGTTATCGAGAGCTACACACAACTTATTAAGTCTTATGATGATGTAGGCTTTGAGGAGAAAGTAAGGCACTATGGCAACCAAATATGTACTTTTACCGAGCTTATTAGTATATCCTATAACAAGTTTACTAAGACGGGTAAAGTATGTCACATGACATCTAACCTTAGTCATAGGGGCTTAGGAGATTTTCAGACGTTCGAGGATAAGTACGGTAAGCGAGTAGGCAGCCGCCTTACTGAGATGTTTAATTTTATCTATTTATCAGGACAAGACAAGCGTAAATAATGAATAACACAATATACATAGGCATAGACCCTGCCTTTCGTACTAATGGCTTTGCTATCTGCATTATTGACGAGGAAGATACTGTAAGCTTTAAGAACTTCCGCAACGGCTTTAGGGAGTTTATCCGGTGGGTTATGGATGATGCACCTACTAACGCAAAGTACTGCGTAGAAAACTCTAACCTACAAAACTCTACATTCGATATGCGAGGTAGTAAGGGTGTAGTAGCTAAGGTTAGTCGAAGCGTAGGAAAAAATCAAGCTATAAGCCAGTTAGTCGTAGACCTATTAGAGGAGTACTTCGGAGAAAGGAACGTCTATAATATTAGCCCTAGAGAAAAAGGTAAGAAGATTACAGACTTAGCCCTATTCGATGCTTACGTAGAGTCTAACGGGCATGAGGGCAAAATGTACGGATACAAGCGACTAAAGAAGCAGCAAGACGAGCGAGATGCTTATAAGTTAGCGATAATCGCAAGACAAAAACATAAGAAAAGTTTGTAGATTCGTTTTTTATGTTTATCTTACACCATCATTAACAAAAACCAATATTATGAAAATACTAAATCTATACGCCTGTTTAGGCGGTAACCGCTATAAGTGGGATGAGGTTACAGATGTAGAAGTGACAGCAGTAGAGTTAGACCCCTATGCGGCAGAACTATATCAAGAACGCTTTCCAAATGATAGGGTAATAGTCGCAGATGCACACCAATACTTATTAGAACACTATAAGGAGTTTAATTTTATTTGGTCAAGTCCACCATGCCCTAGCCATAGTAGGGCTAGGTTTTGGAATAGTTCTAATTATGAAAGCAACACTAAACCCGTTTACATTGATATGAAGTTGTATCAAGAAGTAATATTCTTACAAAACTATTATAAGGGGAGTTGGGCTGTTGAAAATGTTATACCTTACTATAAACCTCTTATTACTCCTCAGAAGATAGGTCGTCATTTATTTTGGAGTAATTTAACCCTTAAATCAGTTAAGGGTAGGGATTATAAAATAGTTGAAAAAGGCAAAGAAATGCCTAGACTATGTAAGTTTCATGACTATAACTTTAGGAAATACAAAGGGGAACAATTTATTTATAAAATCGCTAGAAATCTAGTAGACTATGAGGTAGGTAAGCAGATACTAGAAATAGCAGTAGGCAAATTTAAACAAGACAACCAAAAACAAGGACTATTATTCTAAATAAAAGTATAATTTATAAAAAAATATTTTGTAAATTAAATATTTTATATTATCTTGCAGTCATTAAATTATTATACAACAAGTAAAAAAACTTAAAAGCATGAAAAATTTACTATTATTATTACTAGTTACAGCATTATCTTTTACTGCGTCAGCTAACCATGTAGAGCCTCAAAACTCATGGACTATTACTATACAATTAGACGCAAACGTTTGCAACAGTAGAACCTTAGCCGCACAAATTAACGCACAATTAGATGCGATATATAGCCAAGTAGGTTCTAATATTGCGATATTGGAAATAAATGGCTACAGTTGGGAGACTGTAGCAAATGTTCCACTATGCCACTGTAGAAAGGATAACGCCTTAGCAATTGTAAACAATTGGGAAGCATCTAAGGGGTTACCTTTGTCAGTATCTAGTATAACGAGTTGTAATCATAATCCTGTAGCAGGAGTGGCAACTTATCCAAACTGGCAGAAAATTGTAATCAAAGTAGAGGCTTTCCTCTAGTCTACGTATTCCTCTGCTAATAACTTCCCCGTTCTAGCATCCCAAGTAAAGCTATTAGCCTCCTTCTTAATTGTAGGGGGCTTTTTTTCTATAGGTCTATCATATTCCTTAGGCGGTCTACGTTCATACTTCCTACCGCTTAGTAATACGGCATATGTCCACACAACTAAGAATAAGAAGATATACATAAGGGCGAATAACAAAAAGTATGGCATAGTTTGTATTTTTCGTTTTAGGTTAGTATCTTAGTATTGACATGAAAGATTTGTTTTTTGTTTTCGGTAAGAAGTTCTTATCCTCCTCTAGTGGTCATAGGGGAGGCTTTTTTTATGCCTTAGCTGCATCTAGCTTTCGTTTCATATCTTCCCAATAGTCAGACCTACTACCACCTTGTCTAATGATCGTAGACAGCTTAGAACTATCATAAGGCTTTAACTCTCCTTTGTAAGTACGGCAGATTATACTAAGCTTAGTGCCTTCGTTCACTATCTTACCCTCATTATTAAAGCCTATATTGCTAGGTCTTTGGTGTGGCACTTTCTTTTCTTCACTTTCCTTCACTTTGCTCGATGTTTGCGGCACTACAGGGCGTACTATCTCTGACTTTGCCTCACTTGGTACAGCTACTAAGCCTAAGTTTGCAGCCTCTACAAAGTCGAAATAATTAAGCCAAGCATAGCAACCGATAAAGCATAGCTCTAGGAAGAGCGTAACCCACATAAGCCAAAAGCCTACATTAGCTTTCTGTGCCGTCCTTTCCTCTTTGTCTACCTCGTAACTATCCCAAAGATTTGTAAGTTCTGCATCTTGTTTAGCAGTAAGCAAAGATAGTGCCTTAGTAAGGGAGTCAGAAGCATTATGCACCTGCTTATTAAGTTGTGCTACCGTAGCCTGTGCAGCTTGAACTACTACACCCTTCCAATTATTCTTTTTAATAACTGTGTCACGTTCAGATATAGCATTTTGTTCTACCTCAGACCAATAAGCCTTAGTACTATCCTTTGCTGCTTCATACTTTATAATTACCTCGCTTTCGAGGGGTTTATCTGGCATAGGCGCAAAGTTTTCGACTAAGATAGGCGTACCTATACCGCTAGAAGCCACAGAAAGGCACAATACAGCCAAAACAGCAAGCGTTCCGACTATAGATATACCTTTGCCTTGAAAGTACGTTAAAACGGTATTATTTACAATTGTACGCTTTATGTACTCAAAGATGAACATAATAACACCACCTGCTAAGAATCCGTAAGTCCAAGACCCTGTAAGAACTTGTACAGCGTATGCAGGTAAAGCGCAGGCTAGCACAGCCGTAATAACTTGGATGAGGTAGGAGGTAGGCAGCATAGCAAGCCTTAATCCTCTCCATACTTCGTGATACTCCTTAATAGTGTATTTGTCTTTTAGGTGTTTATGCCGTCTTTCTTTTAAAATCTCCCAATGCTTCATAATTTTAGTTTGCTTAAGTCTTCAATAGATATTTTTATCTCAATCTTATCTAGCTCGTCGGTTAATGGCTTGGCGTGTTCTTCCCCTAAGCTGTTAATAGCTTTTATTATGGCTGATTTCATTAATCTAGATCCTGCATTAAATGACTCGACTAATAATTTATCAGAATTTTGACTACCTCTACTTATGCCTTCATTTAAGGCGTATTTATAGAGAAAGTACATAATAGCTAGGTCAATTAGCGTTTGAATTATAAAGGTCATAATTTTAGTTTTTATTCACAAAGTAATAATGGATTAAATTCCGCAAAGCTTACAATAGCCCTTTCATTTTGACTTTTTCCATTTTTATAATATGTTCTCCAGATATCTTGTACTTCCTCTCCATATCCTGTAATTTCGAATATAAGATTAGGATATTCCTTACTATATTCTTTCATTTGGTCATTACATTTATACCATTTAATTTGACAATCAAAAGTATCGTAAAGGTATCCTGTAATTTTGCCTATCCTGCGTTTATGATTATTTAAGTCTTTTAATAAAATAGGCTTCATTCCTTCTGAGTATATTTTAATTCTATGGTCGGTATAATATCCCATAATTTTAGTTTTTAGTAGTGACAAAAAAGGGCAGCCATAAGACTACCCCCAAACATATGAAAAATCGACTCACTCTATTTCTTTAGCTTCTTAATGCTTTCTACGATAGAGGCAATATCATAAGCGATACTGATAGACTTAATTACAATGTTATTGATAGCATCATAAGCCTCAAGGCGAGACATGCCGAAAGCCCCCATTAAAAAAGTAACTAGTTGTGCTGTCTCTTCTTTATCTAGCCCTATTATCTCCCTCTTAAGCTCGTTTAGGTTATCCATAGTAAAAGATACCTCATCCTTTAAACTCCAAGCAGTAGCCATAACTTCTACTAATGTAAAGCCGTTTTTAGCTCGTTTTTCAATCTTACGCCATTCTTCAATAAGTGCGCCTGAGATATGCATGAGCTTGTCAATGTCTTCTTTATCTCCTGTCTTTTGTAGGTCAATATTTTTACCTTGAAATGTTAACATAAGTGATTATTTTTAAGTGAGTAATAATGTAATTATACTAACTTAAATTAAGAAAAACAAGTTGCAAAAGTACACAAAAATACATATTTTTACATAAATAGAAAAAGTTGTACTATGACAGTTGAATTGTTAGCCCTCTTAGCATTAGAGGACATGAAAGATAGCGGAACGTCTGAGGATAAAAACTACATTAGACAGGATTTAACAGACCCTACAGGGAAGTATGCAAACTTCTACCAAAGTCGAGAGGATTTAAGATTGGGCAATCCGTTTTTATCTATATCTATGAACTTAGACGGTAAGCCTATGTTAGTGCAGCATTTTTATAATTTTGAGGACTATAAAAGTATGGAAAAATGACGTTTAACGAACTAGAGCAGAAGGTAATAACTTGGGGTAAACAAAAAGGTCTTATTGTTAAAAAAGAAGGCTCTGAAAGGTTAGTACAACTGTATGCGCAAACATTAAAAGTACAAGAGGAAACAGGCGAACTATGTAGAGCTATTCTAAAAGGAGATATGCCATTAACAGAGGATAGTATAGGAGACTCAGCAGTAACCTTAATTTTACTTTGTGAGTTGCTAGATTTATCTTTTGAAGCTTGCTTAGAAATCGCTTATAAAGAGATAGCAAACAGGAAAACTAAACTTGTAAACGGAACACTTATAAAAGAATGAAACAAACAGTACTACTAATAGATGCAGGGCATGGAGGTATAGACGAAAGCGGAAACTATACCACAGCACCAAGCAAGCAATATAAATACGAACAGGGCTTTCATGGAAACGGGTGGTTTTATGAGGGTGTAAGTAATAGACGTATAGCGGCAGAGTTTATAGCGCAGGCTTCACGTATGGGTTTTCTGTGTATACCTGTATATCACCCTAGCAAAGATACAAGCTTAAATACTAGGACAGCAGCAGCTAACTACATGGCAGAAACTTTAGAAGCTGAGTGTATCTATATCTCTTTTCACTCAGATGCATTTAACGGTGCGGCTAGAGGTTGGACTATCTTTCATCATCCTAATAGTAATGCAGGTAATCAGATAGCTAGTAGCGTGTGGCGTGAAGTATCTCCTTTACTTAGTGAATTTGGGACAAGTGATAGAGGAGTAAGGACAGCAAACTTTCACGTACTTACCTATACCTCTATGCCTGCGGTATTGATCGAAAACCTATTCTTTGATTATCACAAGGACGCAGAACTATTACAAGATGCTACGTTTTGTGTTAACTTATGTAATAGGATTTTAAGAGGCATTGAAAAGTATGTAGGGTAATGAAAATACTAATAAGATTAGCTATACTATCTCTAGTCTTTGCATTCACTATGCCTAGACCATATAAAAAGTACATAGATAAACATATACACGAGGCAAAAGAACTACAGCATAGTACGGGTGTACCTGCGTCTATACAATTCGCACAGGCTATATACGAGAGTCGAGGGGGAAGGTCACCACTAGCAAAAAAGACTAATAATCATTTCGGCATAAGTTGTGGTGATAATTGGCATGGTCAAAGATACTATAGTAATAGATGTTGGAGAAAGTATAAGACAGTAGGCGAGTCGTGGGTAGATCATGCCTGTTATTTACAGCACTATTACCCTGAGTTATGCTTCCAAAGTTGGGATAAGTGGCAAAGGTTAGAGAATTATTGTTGTGAGGGCTATTGGAATAAGATTAAAGGCATTATAGAACGGTATAAATTATATGAATATGACAAATAAAAATAAGGTTGTTATTGCGTGGATGGTTATTATTGTGTTTATTGTAAGTGTTTTAGAAACATTCGCTTTAATGGGTGTTTATGATGGAGGAATGACTATGTTTCAATCTCATTTAATGGTATATGGAGTTACTATAGGTATAGCTACTACTATACTTGTAGTCACATGGGCTGTATTAACGTTAAATAGATATTAGAACTTATAACGGGCTGAAAACGTTAATATAGTATGGCAAGACCGAAAAAAAATATAGATTGGAAGGAGGTAGATAAGTATCTCGTAGCAGGTGCAACAGGTACAGAGGTTGCAGCAGTTCTAGGACTACACCCTAATACGCTTTATAGGAAGTGTGAAGAGGAACATAAAATAAGTTTTAGTGACTATTTGGAACAAAAAAGAGAAAAGGGAGATAGTATGCTCAAGCGTAAGCAGTTTGAGCAAGCTATGGAAGGTGATAGAGGTATGCTTATATGGTTGGGTAAGAATAGACTAGACCAAAGCGATAAGAAAGAGATAAAACATGATGCTAGTATAGAGGTTGACGAAAAGCCCGACCTATCAAAATTAAGCATAGATGAACTTAAACAACTTAGAGAACTCAATACCAAGCTTAGAGGAGATTAACGCAGAGTTAGCCCGTAGAAGCTTTAAAGAGTTTGTCTTATATACTATGCCTAGCTATATGCTTAATTGGCATCATGAAGTATTGATGGAAAAACTACAACTATTCGCAGAGGGTAAGATAAAAAAACTCATGGTTTTTATGCCTCCACAACATGGCAAAAGTGAACTAACGTCTAGGCGGCTACCGGCATACTTATTAGGTATAAACCCTGATTTAAAACTAGCAGGATGTTCGTATAGTGGAGAATTATCTAAGACTTTTGCGAGGGATGTAAAGAGAATAATGACAGACCAAGAGTATAAATACGCTTTTGGTCAATCTAAAATAGGTAACGCTAAAAGTCAAGAAGCAAATACAGCTAATTACTTTGAGGTTATAGGAAAGAAAGGTTTCTACAGGTCGGTTGGTGTAGGTGGTTCTTTGACGGGTACGCCTGTAGATATTGGAATAATAGATGATCCTGTAAAGGACGCAATAGAGGCAGGTAGTCCAACGTATAGGGCTAGGGTGTGGGATTGGTATACACAGGTATTTTTAACTCGTCTACACAATGACAGCCAGATATTAGTAACTCAAACAAGATGGCACGAAGACGACTTAAGCGGAAGGATATTAAAACAAAAAGATGCAAATGAATGGGAAGTGTTAAGTCTTCCTGCAATATTAGAGAATGAGTCACAGGTTCATGATGATGATCCTAGAGACTATGGGGTAGCACTGTGGGAGGAGAGGCATGGCATAAAGAAGCTACTGAGCTTTAAACAACAAAACCCTAGAGCATTTCAAGCATTATATCAACAAGACCCAAGACCATTTCAAGGCGGCTTAGTTTATCCTAATTGGAATATTATAGAAAATTTAGACTACAATGCAATCAAATCTAAAGTTATATACGGTCTTGACTTTGGGTATAGTAATAGCCCTGCTGCATTAGTTGAAGTGAAAATATGGAAGAATAATATATATATTAAGGAATTAGTTTATAAGGTAAAATTAGGTATAGATGTACTAAGCAACTTAGTTAAAAATGCATTACAAAGTAGATCTTCTAAAATTATAGCAGATAGTTCTGATCCTATATTGATAGACCATTTAAAAAGGAAATATGCACTAAATGTTAGAAAAGCTAAAAAGGGGAAAGATAGCGTAAGTTTTGGTATATCCCTAATGAACACCTATAATATATATGTGACTTCTTGCTCTAAAAACCTTATCTTTGAACTAAGTAACTATAGGTTTAAAGAGGATGCAGACGGAAATCCTTTAGAAGAACCTATAAAAGAATATGATCATGCTTTAGACGCTGCTAGATATGCAGTAATGCAACAAGTAGACAAAAGTGGATCTGGAGTACTAGCTTTTAGTTAATATAAACAACACAGATGAAAGAAGTAATTGAAAAAGTAAAAGAGTTAGTAGGTATGTTAAATGACCTACCTGTAGTAAGTTTGCAGGATCAAAAAATTATTGACAGCCTAAACTATTGGCTAAAGTCATATAATCAAGGTAACGCAAATAAGAAAAGAGGCAGTGTTCTCTATGACAAGCTTGTAAAAGAGCGCACAGGAAGTATTACAAGATTCGATAATGTAGAGGAAGTAGTAAAGGCTCGTGAGGCAGCACTTAAAGAGCATAGGGCAGAACTAGCACAGAAAGAAGAGCAGGAAGCAGAGGAAGACTACAAGGAGGAAGTACTAGCAACAAGCGAAGAAAAACCTAAGCGTAAAACAAGATCAAGAAGAAAGAAAACTGACTAAATGATAGCCCACTTTAGCATACAGGGGGATGATAAAAAATACTCATTCCCCTTAGACTTATCCTCTGTTACTTTGAGGCAATATATTGACTACTGTAACTTTGAAAAAGAATGCCTACCTAGTGAATTTAGCGAACTGAGACAGCTATACAATGACCTTGCGGATATTCCCGTAACGGACAAGCTAGATAGAAAGCCTGTAGAAAGTAGAATACGGGAACTAGAAGATACTATAAATTCGTTTGAATATGTAGAGACTCGTATTACTTGGTATGCCCAAGTAGTTAACTTTTGGACAGGATTGTCTGTAGATAAGATAATGGGAGAGGTAGACGGTGTAGGCATGGACATATCACAACTTACTACACTATATAACAGATTGCAACAACTTTGCCTAGCGCCAGATAAGACAGAGTATACTAACATTATAGAGCATAATGGCGAAGCTTGGTACTTACCATCTCAGTACATGAAGGATAGTACTGTAATTGAGTATCTAGAAAGCTCTCAATTCTACAAGCTAGCTGATGATTTAGCAGGTCATCAATGGGGAGTAATGGGGAAAGTCATGTGCATATTGGTGCGCAAAGAAAATGAAAAGTATAGCCGTAAGTTAATGAAAAGAGAAGAGTTCTTCCTATCATGGACTATGGACAAAGTTTACCAAGTCGCTTTTTTTTTGACGATACGAATGCAGAAATTAGCAACTGTTTTCCAGACCTATACACACGCCCAAGCCCTGAGCAAATTAAGGCAGGAGTTGAAAAGTTAAATAAATATCATGGTGCTGCCCTTACGCTCTATAACGTAGCAGAGGCA